CTACATTTCCACTTGTTGAAATAGTCATTCTTCTGGTACCACTTGATCCAATTGCTTCAAACGTTCCATACGAAATACCAGAATAGCTGTCAAACGCAATTTCTGCTCCTAAAAGTCTAATTCGATCTGGTCCTGAAACAACTGATGGATCATTCCCCTTGAATAAAAGCAATTCGCTTTGCTCAGTTCCACCGTAAATTCTTTCTCCAATATAAGTGTGATCAAAGCCATCAGGGTTGTCACCAGAAGTACCATAGAAAGCAATGTAATTAGCTTGAGTGTTGTTTCCAACTCGCAAGTTACCACTAATTTCAAGCTTTTCACCAGGACTGGTTGTTCCTATACCAACGTTTCCGCCTGTTGTGAAAATGGAACCAACGGTGTTTGAATTGCCAATGGCTAATAAATTTGTTGTGACACGTGCTGTTCCAATCGTAGATGTAGTAACATTAGCATTTGTAATTTGTGCACTTCCGCTTGTAAGTCCAGTTGACAAGTTGAGCGTTGCTGAACTAATGTTTGTTGAAACAGCGTTAGTATTAATCATAGTTCCAACGGTCGCAGTCGTGACACTTGCATTTGTCACTTGCAATGATGCACTTGTAAGTCCAGTTGACAGACTCAACGTTGCTGAACTAATGTTTGTTGAAACGGCGTTGGTATTGACAAGAGTGCCAACAGTCGCTGTTGTGACACTTGCATTTCCTGTGCTAATACTTGTTGTTGCCAAAAGAGAAGATGTAGTGATGCTTCCAGAGGCCTCAACATTAGCTGTTTTTACAGACTCTGATGCTCTCATAGACCCAGTGATGTCTAATGCATTTGAAGGATTCGAGTTAAAAATACCTACATTTCCTCCAGTATAAAACAAATTTCCATTTGTACTTGTCCATTGTGAACTGACATACAATTCCCCGTTTTTATACAAGTTTCCAGTAAAATTAATGTTACTAGCAGTCATTCCGGTGGCATTTACACTTCCGGTGCTCACATTGACTGAAACAATATCAGACGATCTAATCGAACTTGCAGTTACATTTGTTGACAAGATGTCAGTTGCACTTATGTTTGTGATTTGTGCATTTGCAGATGTGAGGCCTGTTGACAAGTTAAGTGTACCACTTGAGATATTTGTTGAAGTAGCATTTGTGTTAACAATTGTACCGATAGTTGATGTTGTAACATTTGCATTTGTGATTTTTGCTGACCCGGAAGTAAGACTTCCCGTTACACGCAAGTCACCACTAACATCAAGTGAATAAGCGGGATCTGTTGTTCCAATTCCCAAATTTCCTTGTGTGTAAAAAACATCATTCTGAGCATTCGTTTCCCAAATTGAAGATCCGCTGTAAAGTGAACCATTCTTGTAAAAGTTTCCAGTGAAATTAATGTCACCTGTAATATCTAGATTGTATTGTGGAGATGTGTTCACAATACCAACGCGCTGACCTACAATCAGCTTTTTTGCAATAGACGCATCACCCATAGATGTAAGAGCACCTCCATTTGACAAGTTTGTAAAAGCATTGGCGTTTTGTGCAACAACTCGTGAAGTGCCACCAACTGTCAAAACGCTACCGACATAAGCAATGTCTGCATTTGCAATGGTATTCTCAGAGTTAGAATACAAAAGCCTGTTTGCAATATAGGGCCCGCTTGTGTTGTTAATGATACCAACAGAGTCTGTAGGGACCGATCCAGGTGGAGCATTTGTTTGAGCTCTGTATCTCAATGTTGTTGTTGATCCAACACCGTTGGAGTTTTTGTATTGAAGTTGCCCTACACCTCCACCGTTATTTGCAATGGCAAATGTGACACCAGTCAAATCTCCTGTAAAATTAGATGTAATAACCCATCCGCTCCCAGAAGATTTGTAAACACCATAAATCTCATACAAAGCGTACTTTGATGCTCCTGCAGAAACAGTTATTGTGATCATGGCTTTGAACGCAGTTGCCACTGAACTATCAAAATAAAAGTTTGTGATATTTGTAAACTCGGCAACATCAATTTCAAGCACAAATTCGCGTTCATACACGATATCGTTTAAATTTGGAGTAATTCTAACATTATTCACTGCTACATGACCACTCACAAACGTGTCCTTCGTGCTCAATCCACCACCTACAACTAAACTACCACTTGTACTTCCCGCTGCGGTTGTATCACGAATAACTACTTGAGAATCAATATACTGTGCATCAATATTATATGTGTTCTCTCTACTCATATTTAATACTATATCTCAACAAAAAATTATTAAAGAATTTGTTGATAATTAAAAATTTAATTTAAACGCACTTATTTTCCACTTTTCGATATAATTTTTACAAAATTTTCTATAAAATTATTCATTTCATATTTAGTCTTTGAAATTTTTCTAATGTACAAATGTGCTCTTTTTATACTTGTTGTGGTTTTCAACATCCTACATACTTCCTCGCATATGGATTGCGGAGTCGTTGAACTGTAATATAAAGGATACTTCTCCCCTAACATCTCTACAATTGCCGGATGCTTGTTAACTATAATAGGAGTATCACGCGTTATGCACTCAATAACTGTATTCACAGCTGACGCATCTATTAAATGTATAAATACAATATTTTGGCTTAATAACAAATCATATTGGTTATTGTCCTGAAACTCAAGACTATCAACCGTTTTTAATTTAGTTGATATGTCCTCATAAAAATGCCTATTCCAATTATTATTTATCGTTACACACATATCCAAACTTGCGTTTGTGCTTGAATTTTGCATTATATGTTGACTTGTATTTTGAAATGCAATACTGTTTTGACTCGAATTCTGGATCAAGTTTTGATCTCGGATCTGACTCTCCCTCCCCTTTAATATTGAATACACATCTGATAAAAATGAAGGATAGGGATAATAATTGCTCATGTTTTTGCCCTTTAATGCTACTTTTCTCAAAGTAATCTGTTTTGCAGGTTTGAAAAACAGTTTTGCAGGTTTGAAAAACAGTTTTGCAGGTTTGAAAAACATATACAAAGGACGCGCCACTTCCATTTGCTGCGTGTTAATATTGTAAAATGTATATACATTACGTAACCATCCACCGACATGAATTAATTTTGCATCATTGTTTGCAATAAACTTTTCCATTGTAAACTTGACTACATTTGTCTCTGTAGGATGAGTCAAACAATGGACAACAATGTGCCCTTGACCAATTGATTTTAATTGTTTTTCTAGTTCTTGCTTCAAATATTGCGATAATACAATCAATCCTTTGCAATATTTTAAAGATTCTATAAACTCTGGAACTTGCAATAATTTTACACAATTATAGATACTAAATGATGTATCAAATGTGTGATGTATTACTCCTATCCATTTACTTGTATAAGGAATAACCTTTAATATCTTGTTCACCTCACATCCCCAATGAAATGTTCTATCAACATATAAATCTAATAGTAGGTCACTTTTATCATTGTGCAAGTACTTGATGCTATCATACACATACTGCCATCCTGATCTATGCGCTCCTGAATAATCCATTTGATCGATATAACTCAAGTTAAATAACCCATGAGGATTGTTGTGCAAAGTTCTAAGCATTTGTTGCTCAGATTCTTGATTCAATATCCATTTCCATTCTTCTCTATAATTATAAATCTTGCTTGTATCAAACATTTTTTCCTTTAGACCATGATTGTATTTTGATTCTATGCACCCATTAGTCAAATTATAGCTTACAATGCACACAATTAAATCTTGAAGTACACTGTCACTTACATACATAAAATGCGAGTAACCTTTTGACAATGCAAAATCTTGTACAAATTTGTACACCTCGTCAATCTTGGCATCAATCTCGCTTTTAAAATTTGATTTTAATGATTGTATACTCATTTTTGAGTACTCGCTCGTTAAAACATCAATCAACACATGCACATTATCGTTAAATGTCTTGCTAAATAACAAAGAATTGATATTCATCATTTCAGATTTTGTATTAGATTCGGTAAGCGAAACAAATCGACTTATTAATGTACTCAAGTCAATTCCAATCGGAATATTATTCTTGTTTGTTTCGAGCTCCATAGAGAAATTGGAGTTCCAACCAATATCTAGCAGTAAGTTTTTGATTTTTCTAGTCGTAAATATAGGCAAAATGGGGACATTGTTGTATATTGAAAACAAACACGCATGAAAACGCATCGGTATACAGAAATCAGTCTTTTTTAGTATAGCAAATGTCTCGCCAACACTCAACGTCTCCTCAATAACTGTTATAAATGTCCGATCACCCCTTCCACCATTCCTCATAATCCACTCCATTAAATCATTGTTTACTAACTTGTCATTCTCGTATTGATTGTTGTCATTTGTGTTCATTGGAAGCAACACCACATGATATCTAAAATTGATCAAGAATTTTATAAAATGCCCTAGGTTTGTAATCATGTTTTCATAGCAAGTCAAGTTACTAGTGTTGTAAATATGACGTGATGGCGCTATGCATACAATGGTTTGACCATGCTCCTTTGCTTTAATGATGCTTTCTGGAATGGAATAATTACTGTGTAAAACAACATGATTATGCAAATATGATAAATCAGGCAAGTAAATGACTCTGTGAGGATGAAAGTACTTGTGAAACAACTTGATGTCTTGTTGAGTTCTGACAAAAATATAATCAATAATGTTCAACTTGTTTGTTTCAATCAATGTTGATTGGAATGGTAATCCCACAGAAACACCTATGATTTTATTTCGCCTTGAAGCGAATGCTGCTATGATTTTATCCAAAAAATAATCGTTTAAAACATCCCCCCCTCCAATTATAATAATGTCGTCATCCTCAAACTTTGTGTTGAATATTTTGTCACAGTCAATAAAATTTAATTCTAAATTCCTAAATTGAGTAGCAGGAGGAAAATATTCGTTTATCAAAATTTTGAAAGCAGTCTTGTATTGCTCATCTCCGCAATTAAAATGATCATAGTATCCTATGACATATATTTTAAACATAATTACATTAAAACAAGTAAAAAAATCTTTTAAATTTGTTTTAATTGAAACAACTTTTCTGTTTATTTTACATAAGTTGTAGCATCGAAAAATATTGATACAAACACAAACAAGACAACTAAAAAATTACAACATCATCAAATTTTGCATCACATAATTCTCAGAGTTGCTGCCGTTTTACACCCTTGAAGATTTAAAACGCCGGCCAGGAAGCATAGCTTCCGCGCAAAATCATAGATTTTGCTTTCACCTTTGTAATCATACAAGGTTAGACATAACCAAGCCTGTGTAAATTTTGGTTTGTTAATCAACTAAGTTGATTAGGTTGGTCAAACAGACGCCGATGTAGCGCCACTGATAGTCAATTAGACTCACTCTATTGAACCAATTGCGTATAACGCTGACATACAAGAGTGTTTTTAAAATTGGACTTCATCAATACAACAAGTTGGCGCTAAGCTCCGCTTCTTGTATCTCCGTCAAAAGTTAATGTAAAGTTATCTTTAAATCAATTTTTTTAATTAAAATTAAAACCGGCGTTTTAAATCTTCAAGGGTGTAAATCAAAGTCGCCAAAAAGACAAGCTGTCGTAAACACTAGAAAAAGGGGTTTACAAGCAAAGTGTATAAGTGTGAGAAATGTTTATTGTCACTAGACCGGGATAGGAACGGTGCAATAAACATCTTGAAAAAACTGTCCTTGCCATTGAGCAAGGACGGGGCGGATAGAGCCAATGTGATTGACACACAGGTTGAAGAAACCAGCTCACGAAGAGTTGCAAAAGCAACTGTCAGCGTGTGTCAATGACGAAATCTATCGGAATTATGGCAATGTATGGAAAGTTATTTGAATAATAACGTGAGAAGACGTTACGACGCAACGTGTAAGAAATATGTAATAATAAAACTAATGTTGTTGACTTAAAAACAATTTTTTTTATTTCTCAAGTGACACTATACATAGTCATACATACAACACATACAATGGATATTTTTAAAACGAGTGGTAGTGAACGATTTACTATCTTTCCAATTAAATATGACCATCTTTGGAAGTTTTATAAACAGCATGTTGCCACTTTTTGGACAGCCGAGGAAGTAAAGTTGACAGATGATTTATCCGATTGGAACAATAAACTAACAGACAATGAACGGTTCTTTATAAAAAATGTTTTGGCTTTTTTTGCTGCAAGTGATGGTATTGTAAATGAAAATCTAGTTGTCAACTTTTACAATGAAGTGCAAATCCCAGAAGCACGCAATTTCTATACTTTTCAAATGGCAATTGAGTCCATTCATTCAGAAATGTACTCTATTTTAATCGACACATATGTATTGAATAGTGAAGAGAAATTTAAACTGTTCAATGCAATAGAAAACATTCCTGCAGTCGAAAAAAAAGCAAATTGGGCCCTTAAATGGATTGAACAAGGACCTCTTTCTATTCCAGATGAACACATGAAAACACTCAAATTCTTGGAAAAATGTGACGATCTCAGTCCAAAAATATTAGATTCATTACACTACTTGACAAAGCAAAGAGCCTCGTTAGCTCAAAGGCTTTTAGCATTTGTCTGTGTTGAAGGTATTTTCTTTTCGGGTTCATTTTGTGCTATCTATTGGTTAAAAAATAGGGGACTCATGCCTGGCCTTAGCACTGCAAATCAATTTATTTCAAGGGACGAAAATCTCCACAGTGAGTTTGCAATATCGCTCTACAAACTATTACCAGAAAAGTTGGACTCTGCTGCTGCTTATGCAATCTTTAAGGAAGCAGTTGAAATTGAAATTGAGTTTATCACACAATCACTTCCCGTCGATCTTATAGGCATGAACTCAAAGTTGATGATTCAATACATTCAATACGTTGCTGATAGATGGTTGCAACTCCTTGGTTATGAAAAACTTTATAATTCTCAAAATCCCTTTGGGTTCATGGAACTTATATCGGTAAATGAAAAAACAAACTTTTTTGAAAATACTGTTGCAAATTACCAAAGAGCAAACGTTGGTAGCAATGCAGAAGACCGTGAAATATCTTTTGATGCAGATTTTTAGATATAATATTCAATTGTAGCATTTTTGCGTTTGCGTTGCGTACATTCAACATAATAATACGACTGTAATATAACTACCACATCCAAAAGAACATTTGTAATAGCAAGTACAATCCAAGCCATGTTTATCATGATATAATCATATTCCGTAGAGTATGAAAATACGGATAACACATAAAATGTATTTCCTAGAATAGTAAATATATACATAATCATTGACAATCCTTTGGTTGATTTTTTTCTATAATTTTCATATATTTGTGGTAATCTACCTGCAATATATATGACGGTTGTGATCCATCCGACAGTTTCTCCTAACGTTTCCGTGAACGCAGATGGAGTAACATATACTTGTAAAACAGAGGTCATTGCTGTATTCGTCATTGCAAAAAGTGCTAGTAATACAATGTCTCTTTGTGTTTTATCAACTTTATAATACAATACGGCCCCTAACATAAAAACACCTATTAAGAAATGAAACCACCCAATAATGATTAAAAATGCCGGTAATTGAACTAATATGGTACTTATTAAACTAAGACAATCCGCTTCTGTCCACAAGTAAAGCATAAGCACAGAAATTCCTGATGAAGATTTTGTTTTATACATTAAATAAAACTGCGGAATATACACAATGGTATAAAACACCAAAGAAATACCCCCAAAAACATTTGACAATATTTCCATTTTGTCTTTAATTTAAACAAACAACCTCACAACTTTATTTCATTTTGTTTTTATTTTCATTGTGGGCACGTTCACCATGTTAATAAACGATCAATCATGATATCTTTAAACTTTTCAAGAATTTCAGTATCACTTCCCATAATGTCAATGAGGGGTTGCATACCTGAAAAAGAGTACTCTGCAAAATCATTCCATGATTCTTCAACTTTGATTCCAGATCGTATGTCATTTTTTGTCAATAGCTTGTAAATCTTGAACCCCGGTATTTGTCCATGATTCATACTTTGTCCATAGATGCCAAATATATTACACACTCTTCGTCTCTTGCCACCATATAATGGTACGGCATACCATTTTTTTATTATTGCGTTTCTTAAAACCTTTTCCACACTCCCATAAGTTACATAAATGGGATCTTCCGGTCTCAGTCTTATCACAAGTTTTCCTGTTGGCTCACTAGAAAAACCTGTCATGTAATCTTTGTCATTCAATGGACTTAATGGTGGTGTACAAATTGCCATAAGATAACTCGGGTTTTTATTATATTTGTCACTCAACAATAACTCTTTCAATTCGAGTCGTGTAAAACATGATCCTTTTGAAAATGTATTATTGCTTGTATTCAAAACTTTTAATGTTACCAAGTCATCAAAATCCTCATTCCCATAATCATCCATTGTAATGACACTAGAACAATTATTACAATTTAAAGACATCCATGTTCGTTGGGTTCCCGTCAAATCCCCAGCACACTTTTCACTAGTAGTTGTTCCTTGGAATTCTTGAGTATTATTTGTTGATACAGGATCAAACTCGTCAGAGTCCTCCTCCAACTCCATGTATGGCGAGTTTAAATTTGATAAACTTGCAACTAAGGGTGTCAATTGACTATAGTTTGTTTCATCTGGTAAATCGTCAGCCATGTCTTAATAAATCGTGAACAAAATAAAAATTCTAGTTTCATTTAAAATTAAAAATTGTATCTTAAATTAAAGTTGGTTAAATGTCCATCAAGTATTACAAGACCAAAAATACCGCTTATAATGCTTTGTTAAAACAAGAATTCGGGCTTTTAGCAAACCGGCAAATAACAAAATACTTTATAATTTCTTCGTATCAAGAATTTGTTCAAATCATACACAATAGTGAGGTCAAGGATTTTTATGAATTTATCAATTCAACTCAACCTGTGCCTTTCTTTTTTGATATTGAAATTTATAAAGATGCATCCGACTTTTTTAATGACCCCCAATACATTATCAACGTGTGCATTGAAAAGGTTCATAATCTTTTTTCAACACTACAATCAGAAAATGTTCAGTTCAAACACATCTTGCTCCAATCACATAGTGAAAACAAGAAATCCTTTCATCTTTTAATACGCGCTTTTAAGGATAATCAAGAGTTTCTTTTTGAGAATGTTTCAGTTTTAAAAGAATTATACAAAGAATTTCAGTTGGACCAATTCAGGGACACAAAAAATAAACATCTCATAGATCCATCTGTTTATAGAGAAGGTCTTTTTCGTACGATTCATAGTAGCAAGTTTGGCGAAAATAGACCACTTGTTAAAGACCACGCCGATGACATTCAAGACATTGAAACATTTGTTGGATATCATGATGAGAACTTTGTCCTTTTTCATGTACCAAGTCTTATTCGGATTACCGAAGTAAATGTACACGACGATGAGGTCATTGTCAATGTACCTGTAAAGTTGAATGACAATGATAAAGATATAATTAAAAAGTTTGTGACAAAAGAATATCATCATTATCCTAACAAAGTGAGAGATATTTTTGTGGACGAAGAGCATAACTGCATTATTGTTGCACTCACTGAACGATATTGTCCTTTATTAGACAAGGAACACAAGAACAATAATCAATACATTGTTGTAGACACTTCAAGTGCGAAACAAAAGTGTCATGACGTAGATTGTAACAACAATAAAAGCAATGAAATCAAGTTGGAGAATTACCCAAAAGAGTTGACGGAAATTGTCAAAAAATGCCTCAAAGTAAATAAACAAGAAATGGAGTTTATTGACAAGGCAATAGAAGATTGCAAGTCGTATATTACTGAAAACTTTGACAAGGACATACAAGAAGTATCATTTGATAGAACTGAAATGATTTTTCGCGGCGACGTCAGTAACCGCAATTTGGTTAATTTGTTGGATGGAACATGCCCTGAATGTAATGTGGAACATCAAATAGGGGATAATGGGTATTGTTTAAAATGCAAGGTATGCAACAGTATCTTTCCAAAAAATCAAGTCATTCCAATAGATCAAAAGTATAATAATTTAAAAAGCTTTTGGGTTAATTATCAAGTTGGAACCATCAATAATGTTATTAATATTTATCAAAACACCGGTGAAGAGGACTTTAGCTGTGATATCCAACTTGACAATACCATTTTCAAAAGCAAAAAACTCACAAATTTATTTAATCAAATTTTGGATGGGCATAAAATTACAAAGTTTGCTGAAATAATGCATGTTCTCAACAAAAACTTTGTTTACACCAAGAATAACTGGTACTTTTTCAACGGAAGCATTTGGAAGTTGGATGATGATAATTTGCATTTTAAAAAAAGTATATTGGACATCACTTCCCATTTCAATAAAATCAGTCAGTATTACGAAACCAAGACGTCCAAGGAAAGTGCAATTCACTTGATCAAAAACATCAAAAATCTCATTAATAAAATAAACAAACCCGGTTTTAAAGACGATGTTATTAAAGAAGCCAAGATGTTTTACAATGACCCAGAATTTATGTTTAAGCTGAATAGCAAAAAGCATCTTCTTCCATTTACGAATGGTGTATATGACTTACTTGCCAACAAATTCCGACCAACCCAAAAAGATGATTACGTAAACCTTACTGTCAACTATGACTACATTGAAGAAGAAAACCAAGATGTTCACACATTCCTCGAGCAAGTTCTTCCTAACCAGTTGGTTCGAGAATTTGTCCTTAAAAAAATGAGTGATTGCCTTAACGGCGATATTCCCAACACCACGTTTTTGATGTTTATTGGCGACACTGGTGCTAATGGTAAAAGTCAATTGCTCAACTTGATGAAATTGGCCATGGGCGAGTTTGGTGAAAAAGTAGAAGTTACACTTCTTACACGTAAACGCAACAATGCAAATGAAGCCAACACAGAAAAAATCAAATTGTTAAATAAACGGTTTGCTTTCTTGAGTGAACCAGAAGATGGTGAAAAAATTAACATTGGATTGCTAAAGGAGTTGACTGGCAGTGAAGAAATTGTTGCAAGAGGTCTTTATCAAGAATCCATGAGTTTTGTTATGGAAGCAAAATTATTCCTTGCTTGTAACGAACTACCAGAGATCAAGGGCGAAGACACTGCACTTTGGAGACGTATTCGAGCTGTAGACTTTCCAAGTCGTTTTGTTGACGAACCACAAGAACCAGGAGAATATAAAATTGACAGAACATTGCCTTCTAAAATGCGAGAAGACCTTAGCTGGCGACAAACATTTGTTAAAATTTTGCTGCAATACTTTTATAGAGATAACATAAAAGAACCAAATGAAGTAAACGTCAAAACAAACGAATACAGACAAGAAAACAACGAGTTCTTTGCTTGGTTGGATGAAAATATTCAATACAGTGAAAATCCATCTGATTATATAGATCTTAAAACTATATGTCAACTTTTCTCAAACAAAGCTCATCTTGGTCCTAGAATATCTACAAAGTACAAAAAAGAATTAGAGAAATACATTAAAGAAAAGTACAAAAATATTCAATGGAAATATGATCAATTGAAAATAAAAGCTGGCGACGACATTTTAAGACCACGTGGTTGGAATCATTTGAAATTAACAGATAATTGATCACAAGTGTTTTTATGGTTTCATTTTTGTTGGGCTCACAATACTCACAATGGGCTCACAATTGGGCTCACAATAAATTTTTTAAAAAAGTTTGAAAGTTTGTGACTTTCCTATTTTTATCATTTCATTTTTATGTTTTTGATCCAAATTTTAAAAATAATAAAAAAAGACTCACAATACTCACAAAAAAACAAACTTCTGCCAGGATTTTTCAAACAAAATGTTGTAAAAATATTTACAGAGAGAAAACCCAAATTATTGTGAGTATTGTGAGATTGTGAGCCCAAAATGTTTTTGTTAATTTATGGTTTCAATTCGGTATTTTTTTAGAGTTTTCAAAATTGTCATTTTTGTTTTATAATTTATTGTGAGCCCAAGTGTTTTGTGAGTTTTTCTGATATTATGGTTTGAAAATACAAAAAAACATCACGGAAGGCAAAAATTTCGTATTCTTGTTTTTATTGTGAGTCCTATTGTGAGCCCAACTCACAATCGCAATCAATACGTTTTTGTCTTGCACAACCGATTGAAGTTGTATATCAAAAACATTGTTCAAAGAGACAGATATTTGGTTGGCAAACCCATTTTCGCACACTCACACACACTCACTTTTTGCGCAAGTATGAGTGCCTGGCATTCAAAATTTTGCGGACAATCATTTCAAATTAACAGAAAGTTAGAAAAAGCGTTTGTGGTTTTATTCGAGCGCAAAATTGACAAAAAATGAAAAATTAATCAATTGATAATACAATTACATGTCACTTGCATTTTTAAAAACGTTTCCTTTCTCGTGTGTGGAGACAAGAGGTGGGGTGCGGTATACTTGGTATTATTATGACGAGAATGACAACCTTGTTCGTTTAGAGTGCCTTGAAAACAATGACAGTAGTGGACATGCGTGGGCTAAAAAATCATTTCAAACAACAATGTGGGAAAAAATTCACAACATCGATTTGTTTATTTCATCACAACAAGTTCAAGATCAATTAAATGAAATGAAAATGTCATATCACAGCAATATGCTCTTGAAAAAGAAACTTGATGATGTGATAGGGCCGTGTTTATTTCAAACATCGTTAATTAGTGTTTGGAGTACGCAATCATTTAAAGTGAAAATTGAAAAGTTCCGGTCAAACAAAATAAAGGTGACCATGGAAAGTCAAACCCAGACAATGAATAGTGCTCAATTTGATGCTTTTCTAGAAACACAACGGTTGCCAAGCACACACCCACACTCAAGCACACAACGTACACAACGCACACAACGTACACAACGTACACAACGGTTGCACACCCAAGACGCTGTTGTTGAAAGTGAACCACCTTTGTCGATCAAGGAAGTAAGGAAGAAAAATTCATGTTTATGTTTATTCATTCATTTATCAAAGGAAAGACGATTATATTATCAAACTTGCAAAAACCCAGAGGATCCTTATAAAGCATTGTATGAAAGCGAAATAGCCAAACTAGAAAAAAATGAATAAAAATTAGAAATTGTCTTTTTGCACACAACTTTATAACAACAAACACACACAAACAAACCCGCACAAACAAATACTTCTTTAACTTTGCAAAATGACAAAACTGCCAAAATTCAATTGCACCAGTGAAGCTTTTAAATCAAAAAAGGTTTTGGATTTCTTTTCTTACAACTCGCCTTGTAAGAAATATCATTATGTAATTTATAAAATGGAAGATGATACGTATTATGAGCACAAGCTCAAGATACAAGGAAGACGCATTTTTTTCAAAGACGTTAGTCATGCAACTTATATAAGACACAGAGAAGCGTATTTTGATACATTTTACATGGATTTTCATTTGAATTGGTTGCGTGACGACTATGATGAAAGAGATTATGATCTTCCATCTGCAGAATATGACCATTACAATGAAATTTGAATGTAATGAACAATGAAATTTGAATGTAATGAACAATGAAATTTGAATGTAATGAACAATGAAATTTGAATGTAATGAACAATGAAATTTGAAAAAAATAAAATAAACAACAATTAAGCTCTAAGAATGGTTTCAATGACTATTCTTAGAGCTTAATTGCATTTAATTACATAATAGTACGTTGTATATGTTTATTTTTGGTGGTAAAAACAAGAGTAGGCGGACCTGTTGGAGAAGGCCATGGTTGGTAAGGAAAATACACCTGCCAGTTTTTAGTGTCCCCACAAATGTCTGAAAAGTCAAAAGTATATGGACTAATTGTTTTGCCAAATACACCATTATTTGGAAAGTAATCAACATCATGAATAAATATATATTCTGCTTTATCTTTGAAGAGATTCATAGCCAAAACTCTTGAATGCCATGGGGCACTATCTATAAAACAAATAGAGAAATTATTTTTCAGATGGTTGTGCAATGTAACAATATCTTTTTCCCAATCATTTATAAAATGATAACTGTGTTGGGATGATTCTGGATACATTGATTTCATTTTTTCAAACCATTCCGCATCGCTTTCGACCGAAACGAGTTTTCGCGTTGTATTTTTGATCAAATCGAGAATAAGAGGTGTTGATCCATGTCCGGTACCAAACTCAATAACATCACCATTGGTATGTTGAATATAGTATTTCAGGAACAATTGATGAGTTGCGAATGGATCACTATTTCTTAACAATGTATTTGACATTATTAAGTATAAAAATGAGTAATTTTAAATCAAGTTGTTTCTTCTTCTGTTTCTTCAATATTTGGAAGTGGAACAGATCTTGATAAAGAGAAATGAGAGTGTAAAGGTGAAAGGTGTGATCTTATGTAATCTGAATTGATTAGCAATGAGCTACCACTATCACGTTCCCTTTCACGTTCACTATTACGTTCCCTTTCACGTTCACTGTCACATTCCCTTTTACTTTCAAGATTAAGTTCACGTTCACTGTCACGTTCCCTTTTACTTTCCAGATTACGTTTACGTTCACTGTCACGTTCACTGTCACGTTCACTGTCACGTTCACGTTGTTGGTGTAATGGGATGTATTCTGATTGAAACAATGAATCAGCCATGCTTGGGAAGAATAAATCAACTGATTGGAAAGGGTTTCTAGGAGAATTATATTGGTTGTCAATTTGTTCAGCTTCATTCCTTTCAAGTTCATCCATTTTTTGGTAAAAAAATGTGGTTTGGCTTTGCATCATAGGGGCTGTAGAGGATGTATTGGTAAAATAATTTTTGAAACGCGCAAAAGTGTCTGAGAAGAATGTTTTACATCTGGAAAGGATACTTGGCTTAGAGTTGATAGGTTGCGGTAATAAAAACTCCGAGTCGTCACCTGATTTCTTTCTAAAATATGTTTTAATTTCTGAACCGACATAAACGATTCCATTAAAGCAACTGATGCAAAACTTGCCGAAATTGTACATGTATGAGAAAAAGGATGTAAATTTGTACAAGACAAATAGAATAGTAAAAAGGTACCAGATACTATTTACGACAGTGTTAAAAAGGTAAAGATTCATTACTAATGAACAAGAAGAAAAATTAAATAGAAGCAACGTAACAAAAAACTAAATTTAAAAATATATAAAAATATTTATCAAGGTTAATGGATTTTAGTATAATGAGATTCGAAGAAGATTTTATTTATTTAGATAATGAGCAACTCTTATCTTACAATTCCATTTCTGACGAGAAACTGTATGAAAAGCGAAAATATAGAAACGTATATTGTGTAAATTGTGGAGAAAAGGGGCATGTTGTGAAGGATTGTTATGGTCCTATTACCAGTTTTGGTATTTTAGCATTCAAAGTCTTATCGAACGAAGCCGAGGACATTCAAGACAGGAGAAATATGAATGCATCATTACAAGAGATATTGTCAAAGTATTCTTGTATTGAAAAAATCAAAAAGTTTCCTTGCATTAAATATTTAATGATACAACGAAAGGACACAATGGGTTACATAGATTTTGTGAGAGGCAAGTATCCCGACAATGACAATGAGACAAAAATGAATATCTTAAAGGTATGTTTAAATGAGATGACACATGAGGAAAAGAACAATTTATTGACAATGTCATTTGATGATATATGGTCAAAATTATGGATAAATCACAGCAGCCGATTTTACAAGACTGAATACGATCAGGCAAAGAAAAAGTTTGAAAGTTTAGCAATACCGCAATTGGTTGCAGAATCCAACACTTTATTTTTTCATACCGAGTTTGGGTTTCCAAAGGGGCGAAGGAATATGAAAGAGACCAATATTGCATGTGCCGAACGCGAATTTTATGAAGAAACAGGATATGACAAGACATGCTATGATTTCATAAAGAATTATCCAACAGTTCACGAAGAGTTTATTGGCACAAATGGTATACGATATAGGCATATTTATTACTTGGTGAAAATGAAAGATACTATTGAGCCTCCAAGTGTAGATACATCAAATATTGTGCAAACAGGAGAGGTAAAGAACATTGGTTGGTTTTCATATTCTGAATGTGTGAATTTGATACGGCCGTATGACACAGCAAAAAAGGGTGTTATAGAAAAGGTACATCACGATATACTAGAGATGAATAGTAATTATATTTGTTCAAATTTCTATTATAATAGCAAGCGACAACACAGTTATTTCAGACGAAAGTCACCACCTCCTCATAATTATTGTTTGCGAAATAGATATCAATATGGACAGTATTTAAGCAAGTCCATGCCATGACGGTTAAGTATGACCGTCACATATTAAAAATGCAAAAGTGTTGTTTTCGTTATAAAATGTATATTTAAATATCTGAATAAAGTAATTATTCGTGTAAATCAAGGATGTCTCAAAATTCATTTGTGGTTGTTGCTATCGTTGTGTTCATAGCATGGTATTATTACAGCAAATATCAAGATTCTGAAAAGGAATACTACAATTTACATACAAAGTATATGGAATTATGTAATGAAAATCAAAAACTAAAAGTTAGAGTGAATGATTTGAACATGTACAAGAGTGATGTTTCCAAAACTTTTCAGATACTAGACAATGAGCTACTCTTGATTAACGATCACATTAAGCAAAGAAACAACACACAACAAGAAACAACATCAGCCAGAGGACGGGTTTCCATATTAACACCAGAATTATTGTCAACGCTGTTTACGAATATCAATCAAGAAGGTCTCAACTCGGAGCAGGAGCTAGACACGCTACAGCCAGTAGCACCACAGCAAACAACGCAAACAACTCAGCAAACAACGCAAACAACTCAGCAAACAACGCAAACAACTCAGCAACCAACGTTAGCGTCAGCGCAACCAGCGCCAGCAACACCGCAAACACCACAGCAAACACCACAGCAAACAACACAGCAAACAACACAGCAAACAACTCAGCAAACACCACAGCAAACACCACAGCAAACACCACAGCAAACACCACAGCAAACACCACAGCAAACACCACAGCAAACACTTCAGCAAACAACTCAGCAACCAGCGTTAGCGTTACAGAGTAATTATGACAGATATTTGATGGAATAAAATAAAGTTTGTATTTGTATTAAAATTTTTTCTTTATATAAAGTAAACAAGATGGCCAAGTATGTTATGTCTGACGGACGGCAGTTTACGAATTTCCAGCCTGCTTGTGAAATGAACAAGATGATTCAAGAAAAGTATCAAATCAAGGATTCGCATGCGTATCGTTATTTTTTACAGGAGAATGCAGAAAAGGTAATGAAAGATTTAGCTCATTGTGAACCAGCAAATAGCGAGTGCAGTATATGTCCGGTGTGCAAACAAGCACTTGATAAGTAAAAGTTTTTTTATTGAATAAGTATAAGAGTGGAATGCAATTGTTTGTTATACTTATTGTGTTAGTACTAATATTAGTAGTGCATTTTACAACAATGTATTTTCTATCAGAGAATACATATGTTACATCAAATGTGGACAAAAGGAGATATTTGTTAAGATCTGGAAAGCACAAATCCCAGAAACACAAAAATGAATCTGCAGATGCTTTAGCTGAAATTAACAAGCGTGTTACGCAGCTGATACTTTATTTGAAACAAGAGTATATGAATGATGTTGATAAAGCTTATTTTATTGCCAAATTGAGTGAAAATTACAACAGTTCTATTATTTCAGAGGCCGCAATAGACAATAGGTATACGACATATACGGTGGACAAGGAAAATATTCATGTGTGTTTGAGGACGAGGGACTTGAATGAAAAAATGTATAATATTAATGTATTAATGTACATAGTGTTGCATGAGCTAGCTCATTTGTGCAATTACGACAAGTCCGGAAGTCCGATAATAGGACATGGCAAAGAATTCAAGGGAATATTCAGATTTTTGGTAGAAGAAGCGATAAAGCAAAATGTTTACACCTATATAGATTTTGAAAAGAATCCTCAAGAATACTGTGGTATTGTAATTAATAGTAATATACTATAGCACAAAACAAAAACAAGACAACTAAAAAATGAAAACTAAACAAAGGTGAGGGAATCATCAAGAAATGTTTAAAAGGCAAGCCAAATTCCGTGGACGTGAAGACAAGAGTGTAGAAGACGCCATATACGAGCATGATATTACCAGTTTAGTAGACACCGCACCTATGGATGAGTATACAAACAGTATACATAGCACGGAAACAGAGAGTAGTGATCAAAAAAAAATAGTAAATCAATTGACCAAATTTTATTTAAAGAGTAATGAAACAAGCGAGGTTATCCAAGACACACCTGACGAATTACCAAAAGTTGAACAAAAGGTATCAAAAGGACAATTGTCATGTCAAATTTGCAATGATCGTCGTGAAAAGCATGGAAATTACGTCATTTTAGGATGTAATCATATTTTTCACGTGATTTGTCTTGCGGAGCAACATTTTGCCGACATATACAAGTATCCATTACTGGATGAAGATTTTTTTCAGACGAGAAAGTGTATTTTGTGCAGCAAGATGTTATCGAACGACGACTTGTTATTTTTGCACAGCAAGTTTTTGAACGGAACAGTTGATAGAATTGGGCACCATCAAAAATCGATTGAGCAACTGGAAAATCAAATGAAGTCGATAAAATTAGAGTTGAAGACATGTTACGACTACAAGCACAAACTTGAGCACCAAAGAGAAAAATCGAAACAAATTGTGGCAACATTAATGACTACGTTGTGAACTTGTTTATGTAAGGAATCGTTTCACTTTTGAAAAAAAGGTTTTTTGTTGCGCAGGTTGTTTTTTTTGTTGAATGTATGTTTTTGTGATGTAATCAATAAAGTTGTTGTACAACCGAGTTTGTTTGATGATGAGATTTTTCCCTATTTGAATTGTTTGTTTTCTTTTGTTTTCATCAATGTATGTAAAGTAATGTTTTTTGTTATCAATGACTCTGTAAGGGCAAAGTGTTTCAAGCTCATCTAAACAAGTGTTGAATTCGTTCATGTTTATCATGGTTTCTTTCAAATATGTATTTTTGTGTTGTTGATATATAGATGAATTGTTGGCCAATGGTTGTGCAAGGGCATCAAAATCGACATTAACAAATTGGTTGTAAAAGTTTATTGAATGTAGATAGTGGGGCATCTTTAGATTATTCTTTAGATTATTACAGTAAAAAAGTATACTGTAATGAACTTGAATTACAATTTTCCCGAAATTTAAAAAACGAAAAGTGGCCGTAGACATTGAGCGTACATTTGCATTTTTTTAGAAAATGAGGCGGACATATATATATCCGACTTTCTTAAAGTGGCTGTGCATTCTCTGACTGTTTTCAATGCTTTGCTATTGAGTAGCAAGTATGCGGAGAAACACGCGAGTAGAATAGTGATAACATAGCAGAATGAAGACCAAGTTGTTTTTGAAACATCATACAATGGAGAGATGAATTTGTGTGTGAGGCTTTCTGTATAGTCGAGTCCTCTTAATTTAGATTCCATTATAGACAAGGAGCACATGTTATTATTGTTGATCCAATGAATGAGTAAAGACGAACTAAAGGTGATATGAAGAATAAGAAGAGAGGGAATATTAGAAAATGGTGCCAAAAGAATGAAAGCTATAATCGTCCAATGAAATATTCGGATTAGATTTGCAAGAAATAAGGTTTTGTTGGTCCCGTTCATTTTGAAGGAATAAACACTTTAATTAAAGTAAAGAAAAAATAATTGATGACAACGTGTCTAACAATTGATAATAGGGAGCACATGTTTATAGAGCGTATGAAAGGGCACGAGATGTTGGATAATGAAACAATACAAGTTGCTTCAACGGCGGTAAAATACAAAATTACGACATTGCCAGTAGGTGATTTTGTAATTGAAAGTAGTAATGGAATAGAGTATATTATAGAAAGAAAGACAATAAAAGATTTGTGTGCAAGTATTACGGATGGAAGGTTTAGGGATCAAAAGGAAAGAATGATGGCATCTATTAAAGATGCGAGCAAGATAATATACATTATAGAAGGAAGCAAGCAAAGAACAAAGGAGAAGGGCAATACTTTATCGCAAGTAGTGATTGATGGGTCTATACAAAACTTGATTTTCAGACATAATTTCAAGGTTCTTCAAACAGAGAATGAAGAGGATACGTTTAACAATATAGTTTTGTTATACAAGAAAGTAATGAACAAGCAATTTGAGACATCTGTACAAAACCTAAATTGTTCAACGCCGAAATTATTATATAAAAAGGACAAGATTTTAAACGATATGATGGCAGCACAATTAAGTGTTATTCCTGGGTTATCTTACAACATGGCAAAGGTAATATCGACTGCATATCCAACAATGCAATTGTTGATGGAAGCATACAAGGCATGTTCAAGCGAAAAGGAGCAATTAAATGTACTTTCTGATTTGCAATTAACAGCAAAGAGACGTCTTGGTGATGCAGTTGCTCAAAAGGTATATGATGCTTTACATAAATAGGTAATAGACGATGTGATTCAAGAATTCGACTAAGAATTAGATTCAAGAATTCGACTCAAGAATCGAGTTATTTAAGAATTAGATTCAAGAATTCGACTCAAGAATCGAGTTATTTAAGAATCATATTATTTTTTCGCAAGAATGTTTCAATGAGAGTTCCTAGTTGTGATTTATCATAATCTGACAGGGGACGTTTTGTTTCAATCTTTAAATCCGTGGCTATTTGTGCCAATTCTGGTTTTTTAAAGCTTCCTATCCACATTCCGGAGATATTTTTACGTTTATCATCAAAATTTGTTTCGTTTGTTTGTTTTCTCATATCAACCAAACGGAATTTGTCGTCTGGTGGGCCGTAAGGATTTTCTTTAGATCCTCGTTGTCTATAAGTTCCAAAAATGAGTTTTGATGCAATCAAATTGTCATTAAATTCTTTATCTTTTGCTGAGAGCGATGTTTTAACATTTTTTTCAAGAGGCTGTTGTGGTAAGTTTTTGCTTGATTTTAAATCTTCATTAAACATAAATTTATAGAAATCATCAAGGGTATATTTATTTGTTTCAATTGAAAAGTCCAACATTTTGGAGTACATGCTAGAGTTGATATCAACATTGATTGGATTAAATATATAGAATGGTCCTTTGTTAATAATGAAGCCTTCTCGTCCATGCATATCTACAAAGGATGTTTTGTTTCCGACGATGTAACCCAATGTTTTGTAAATTGCTTGTGTGGATATGTTGGGTTCCAATTTTGAAATTTGAGAGACGATATCATTAATGTGCCAAATAAAGTAGGATTTAAAGAGAAACTCGAGAGTTTTCAATACATAATCAATATCAAACTTGTCAAATGAAGACAAGTATAAATTATAAGTAGAATAATCAATTTTATCAGATTTGTTGTGAATTTTACAATCAAATGAGCATGTTGTATAGTCACATTCTGCAGTATTATCTAGAGATGTCGAGACATTGATGTTACGTGCTTGATTAAATTGGCAATCAAAGCTAATTTCTTTAAGCATTCTTTCCACGATTTTGTTGGAACGATCTTTTTCTTCGGACAAGATATATTTTTCTCTATCTATGAAAAACGAGTCTTTAGGTTGTTGTGGATGGACATAAACAGATACATACTTGAAAATGTGTACATTTTTTTGAGATGGTTCTAAATCTTTATGTGAAAAGTTTCTAACTGCTCTACCAATGATTTGATTAATTCTGCTCATGTTCCAAGATGGTTCTAATATGTGTACTTGACGGACATTTTTTAACGTGATACCTTCAGAAATGATGGGGGATCCTATGATAATTTTTACAAGTTTGCCATTTTTATTTTCTGGACTATTAAAGATGCGTCTGTATTTTTCTCTTGTTTCTGGGTTTGTACTGTCATCAAAAATAATGAATGATTTGAAATGTTCCTCTTCGGTTTGCCTTGATTTGTAGTCCTTGTAACCATTATTTAAAAACAATTCTCTAAGGAGGGATGTTCCTCCGAATGATACATAATTTGAAAAGATAAAAGTATTTCCGGGACTATTGTTAACATTTTGTAAAAGTTTATATAGTTTTGAGGAGTATTTTTGAAGATTTTCAATATTGAGGACTTCTTTAAGTGACGAGTTAATGTATCCTTCTTTTCCAAAAGAGTTATTTGGATAAACAATGGTAGATGCGTCGCTACTATGTTTAAAGAGGGAGCTTGTTCTAGAAACATTTGCGGATTCTTTAATGTTTTCGTTAGCAAAGATGTTTTGAATGGCTGATATATCATATTTTGAGTCTTGTTTAACGTCTAATGACAAAGCTTGCAGATAGACTTTATATTGGTATGATGACATTTGGCAATAAACGACATTAGAAGAACCTATTCTATTTTTAAGGAGAGGCTTTCCTTGCACAATAACATCTGGGTTTGTTTCTACATTAGGTTTAATGTAGGATATTTTACCTAGCAGGGCATTTGATAAGAGGTTCATTCCCTTTTCTGTAATTTTTATGATGCCTCCTTTGAGGACATTTCCGTTGACATATGGGGATTGTTCTTTAATGGCAAGCGGCAAATTATCCCGAAAGGGTTTAAATAAATCATTTCTGATAGGCAGTTGATATTCCGGAGAGTTTAAATTGAGCAGGTTTGATATTTCGAATATTTCTTTGGGATTATCATACATGGGAGTTGCGGTTAAAAGGATGAGTTTATAATTGAATGATTTTTGAAGAATTGTTTGAAGAGCGACATAAACATCATTGTTGGTTACATTATGAGCTTCATCGACGATGACAACACAATTATTCAAGTTTTTAATAGGATTGCTTGCTTTTTTCCTTTTAATTTGGCCATCAACTTTGACCACTTTATTGGTATTTCTTCCGATATCATCTTTTTCGAATTCTTTTGAACCCAGGATTCTGTTAACAAAGGTACCATAAGTAATGAATTGGTATTGTTTGTTGATGTTTCTGATTGCACTGTTGATGACATCTTTTCGTCTTGTATAATCTGCTTTTGATACTGGAATAGATTTAATGACTTCTCTTCTTGCATCATTAATATATTCATCTTGAGTGCATGCACTCAAAAGTTCATTTACAAAGTTTTGTTGAATATTTTTATTTTTGACAATGACAATGATTTTTCTTCCGATATTAGACAAGTATTCTTTGAATCCTTCTGCAATTGAAATGGAAGTGCAAGTATTGTGAGTAACAGTAAAATCACCCAATACATATCTACAATTGTTATTTAAAGTAAAGCCATAATAATCGTTTTTACCAACGTATTTTACAGCAATGTTTGTGTAAAGAACAGACCTTGACGTTTTTGAAGTTTTATTGATTTGATGATTTTTTGTAGGTATATCACCAATTCCTTGTCCAAAAATAACGAGACGGTTTTCATGATGTTTAAGGGATTTGGAACATCCAAGGCCAAGAGATCTTGTCAAGAAAATGATGTCGTCGTTGAAATCGAGGTCTTTGAAATTTATAAAAAAGGCGTTGTTGGTCGTGCCACCGTGAGCATCCAAGACACCAGCAATCAACTTTAATCGGTTGAATGTGGAGCTGCACTTGTAAATCAAAGGGATTAAAGATTGCAAGTTCATATTTTGACCAAAGTAATATGGATCTATTGGTGTAGCGGATGGTTGCTCAGTAAAGTTGATGAATGTTTTATAACCTTTTAAAAGTTTTTGTTTTCGTTTAGGAAGTTTGAGAAAGTGTTTAACACTTATTTCAAGAATTTGATCATGTTTTATGCTGTACAACAGTTTTTGGGCCATTGTTTTGCAAAAGAATGTTTTAGAGTAGAATTTGTTGTCTTGGAGCCATGTGACAGTGTGTGTAGACTTTTTGTGTGAAATGCTTGGCAAAGATGGTGCAATGAGGCACAGGATATGTGCTTCATTAACGGTATATTTTTCACCATTATTGACAGAAACAATATCGTACATATTGTCAAACCCTCTGGCCAAGGACAAAACACTTCTTGGAGTTGAGTCATCTCCCATTAGCAAGTCATCAATTTGAACATCTTGGACTTTTTTAATGTCCCCTGTATACATTAAAATAGGAGTGTCTTTTTTCATGCATTTACCAACGCCGACGCCATGATACAGCAAGACATTTTCATAAGGTGTATGGAGTGAGAGATAATTTCTCAAGAGCATTTGATTTGGTTCTTGGTATAAATAGTTTCTTTTTTTGTCATTTTTATAGGACATGAATTCATACTTGTTGAGAATATCTGGAAATTCTTTTGAAACGTAATCAGGATACATGTTCAATTACTTATTAATACAAAATAAATAAATTAGATTTAATTCAATTATCGCATGATGATAATTAGTTGATGGTCAAAGTGACGGGGTGTGTCCCACCAATGCTTACACTTATGCTTATGCTCACATACATAAATATAATGATAGAAAACCCTTTCCGCCTTCTAGTGGCAAATAAATAGATGTCTTTGTATGTTTTGTTCATAGGTGAACTGTTTTTGTTTAATATTTAGGTAAGTTACTTGTTTACATTATACTTGAAACACTTGCTGGGTAGGAGGCTGAAAGAATGCTATCAGATTTTGGTGTTTGCACCGTTTGAGGAGAAAAAGACAAGGAGTCAAATATTTTAAAATAGTATCCTGCATAAAGAACTATTGGCATAAATAAAAGATAGACAAGATTGCTTTTTTGTTGTTTTTTATTGTGCAAAGATTGGCAAGATTGTTTAAAATGTTTAAGAAGAGCATAAAATATCAAGGTGACTACAATTACATAGATATGAATGCGTTGCATGTGTCTTTAGGAATATTATAGAAATTAATTATCAAATTCAAATGAAATATATTTTTTATGCGAGAATGCTAAGCATGTCACTGAGTAAATTGTTAGAAGCTAAATTGGAGGCCGAGAGGGAGCTAGTAGGCATGTTTTCAGAGTATATTTATAAATATGTGAAAAAGCAATATAGAAACTCGGAAACATATATAGATTTTCAAAAAGAATTGATCAAGAACAGCAAGTGGAGCGATGAAAAAGTGATGCGCGAATACGAAAAGTTTCTCAAATTTCTCAGAAAATCATCGGAGGAACTAGAGTACATGATGAAGAATTTTTTAATTTTATGTATTCGGGTGTTGTCGTATGGTTACGATTCCAATGCAATTTCATTACAAATACCACGCATGGAGCATATATTTTACAAGGGAGTAAGGCGTGTGTCAAAATATTACTTTGAAAACCCCAAGGAAAAAATATTAGTAGACTTCAAAGTCATAGGTCAAATGCTTTTAGATTATATACCATTTGAAAAGTTACTAAACTTATTAGAGACAAGTTTTATAAACAATAAAAACATACATTACAATTTTGATACACACACAGACACTTCACACCACACTTTACACCACACAGACACTTCACACCACACAGACACTTCACACCACACAGACACTTCACACCACACAGACCACACAGACACTTCACACGTTAGTAAACCAAACGACAATGGAATCACACAAGCAATATATTTAAGGTATGTACCAAGTGATGAGTTAAATGAGATAAATTATTCGTTGCAACTGCAAGGGCAGATTAATGAGGAAGATGCTGGAAGTAATAGTAGTGATGTGAGGTATATTACTGTAAGAAATGCAAGAGCAATACTGTAATATTTGTTCATTTTATGTAAAAAAAATAAAAATACGAGTAAAACATGATTTTAGGTAGAGTTTACAGTGGATTTTGTGTGGGTATGGGTATTTATGGATACACCCGTGGTTTTCGATCCGAGTACAAGAACAATAGTAAAAAGTTAATAACAGAAAAGTTGTCAGGTGGACTGTTTAATGCATTGTTTTATGCAGCACCAATAGTGAATTTGTGGCCGACTTTGCGCTTAATTGACAGACTTGAGATTGAATACAAGAATTTGGATAAAACAAAGTACAAAGGAGCATACCAAGAACTTGTAGGACAATGCAATGACACCTTGTGACCCAATGCAATGACACCTTGTGACCCAATGCAATGACACCTCACTTAATTGATGTGAAACGAGTTAAGTAATAAAATTTTAAATATTATAGTTTTGTAAATGTTTTTTCCTGATTTATTCAATGTGTCGCCAAAGAGGGAAAAAACATTCACGGTTTCTATACAGCCCAACTTAACAGTGCATGCATGTTATGTTACAAACATGTATATTGATAGCATGAGAGACACGGGTTGTTACATATTGATGATAACAACTGACAAGTCAGATGGGCCCAATGGTGTTTTTTGTTTGTCAAAATCCAACGTCCATGAGATGGGCAAAGTGAATGAACTGGCATCTTCAATTGGAAAAAATAATGAAAAGATAAATGTAACATGGAGACCTGGGGAGTATCCTCTCATACAATATTTGAATGGGAAAGATAATAACAAATGCATATTAAAAGTAAGATTAATATAAATTTTAACGTTGTTTTCTTCTTCCTCTTGGGTTTCCGATGATTGGTTCTGTTTTTGTTGTGCTATTTGAAATAGATTGTGTTTTCGTAAAAAGTCTTTCTTCAGTTTGTTCAAGTTGAGATTCAATTTTAACAATCGTTTTTTGTTTTTCGAGCAACTGATTCTCAAGGGTTGAAACGTCCCTAGAGTAGTGTTCTTTGAGTTGTTTGTATTCTTTTTGTGAATTTTCTAAAATGTTTGCATGAAGGTTGTATTCATTTTGTAATTGTGAATATAAAGTTTGAAGTGCGTTTAATTCTTGTACTTTAGTGTCCAATGACGTTTTTAATTGCAATTTAGCATGTTCAAAAGTTTGTGTAGCTTGGTCAAGTTGAGCGCATGCCTCTTGAAGCTTGGCATTAGTGCTTTCAAGTTCTTGTTGTGTTCGAGTTAAATCATTTTTAGTTGTATTAAGTTGCTCAATTGTATTGTCAACAAGGCTTGATTTATCATTGTCTTTTAAAACGAGTTTAAAATTATTCGTGTTTTGTTCATTGTCTTTTGTTAATTGATCAATTTGATTGTTTTTTGTCGTCAAATCTTGTTGGAGATTTGCAATATTTTTTTTGAATAAATTAAGTTTCATTTCTTTTTCATTGTTTGAAAGGATTAATTTTGCATTTTCTTCTTGGAGTTTTTGAATTTCCTGTTGAAATTTGTTATGCCCAAATGATTTAGGGGTTGTGTTGACATGTTCAACAAAGTTTGTTGATTCTTCCATGAATGGTGTTTGATGAAACATTTTATAAAAATTATACAAAAATACCGCGTAACTTTTAGTTCAAGTGAGGAATAAAGGTTTGAGCCAAGTGAGTACCAATTTCAACAGATGCATTATGCTGTGAATTTTCTTGATCGAATGATGATTGAATTTGAGATATTTTTGAAAGCATTAGATCAATTGTAGATTGAAAAAAGGCATGGTTGAAACGGTTTGTTCCATAGTTGTTCAAAAGATATTTGAAAAGGGTTTTAGAAGTGGTTGCAATTGTAGGATACTTTAGCTTTAGCTCGTCTTCGTATTGAATTAAAGGTTTATCATTAAGTAGTAACTCATCAAGGTCTTGAATCAAATCTTTGAGTTCTGAACGTAATTTGATTGTGTTGGTGTCAAATATATTCCCGGACATACTGTTACCCCAAGTGCAACTTAAGTATAACAATTAAAAAAAAATTGTTTTCTTAACGATAATTGGATACTAGAATAATTAATTACACGTACAAATGGCACAAGTACAAATGACACAAGTACAAATGGCCCAAGCGAGTGAATTAGCAAGTATTGATGTTCGTGATGTTATTGAAAGAGTGCATAATTTAAGTAGTAAGGAAAAGCTTCATATATTGAATATATTGAAGATTCATAACAAGAGTTATACTCAGAATGCGAATGGTTATTTTTTCAACATGTATGATGTAGAGGCCGATGTATTAAACAAGATACATAAATGTTTAGAGTTGATTGAGCAAAACAGTGATGTTATTAACGAGATGGATAGAAGAAGAGATGAGTTATTAGCATATTACAAAAAAGTTATTCAAGAAAAGATAACTGCATCTTTGACAAAGTTGAAAGATGATTTTGCAAAAAAGATAACTCTCAAGCCATGCGCAAATAATATAAATATTGTAGTAAGTAGGAAGTTTATGATTAAGAAAAAGGATTATGGCACACAAGATCCGGATGTTTTGATGAAAGAATATGCTTCAAGAAACGTTTTTCCAAAGAATTCTATATTTTACAGAATGAAGACAAGAATGAAAGAGATGTCAACTGGAAGAATAAAGCACAAAAAGGAAGAATCTGAAAAGGATGTTGATACTGAAAATTTAAATAATGATGAAGAGGGCGAAGATAATGAGATTGAGCAAAATGACTTGGACAATGAAGAATTGCAACTACAGGACCAAGAGGACGACATGGACAATTGCGAAATCAAGTCTCAGGAAGAGGAAATGAGTGAAATTAGCGATGAAGACAGCGATGAAGAGGAAGAAGAATCCGACAAAGGAGTGGAAAAGCAAGTGATGTTTTACAAAAAGTTGTTGAATAGCTCTGGGTTTGTATTTGACGAAGACATAAGGTGCAATTTGGTTTACCAAGAATACATTAAGTAACAGGTGCAATTTGGTTTACCAAGAGTACATTAAGTAACATACCAAGACCCACTTTATAATGAAAAGGTGCAATTTGGTTTACCAAGAGTACATTAAATAAAAGCTAGATTAGGTAAAAATGAAATTTAATTTAATGTTTGTTAAATTAACTTTGAAACATGGGAATACCATCATTTTATGGGTGGATTTACAGGAAATACAACAATGACAAGGGGACAATATTGATGGAGGATGAGATATCAGGAATTTCAAACATTGATCATTTATTTTTTGATTACAATAGCATGATACACCCATGTGCACACAAGGTTACAAGTCTTGCTGAAACGGAAGATGATATTGAGGAGGCAATTATAAAGGAAGTGATACTATATACACGTTATGTGATGGGTTTAATTCAAGCAAGGAATGTGTATATTATGATAGATGGTGTTGCACCAAGGGCAAAGATTAATCAGCAGAGGGAGAGGAGATACAAAAGTTACATGCTAAAGAAAATGTATGAGGAAAGAATGATTTGGGATTCAAATAAAATAACACCTGGAACAAAATTCATGAAAAAGATAAGGGATGCATTAGATGTATTTTGCAAGGAACAGACTCAATATAATATATATGTATCTGATTCAGATGTTATTGGAGAGGGAGAGCACAAGATGATGGAGTATATAAATCAGCAGTTGACAGTAATTAATACTGATAAAAGTAAGATATGTATTTATGGGTTGGATGCCGATTTGATTATGTTGAGCATGCAATGTAAGAGAGCAAATGATATTATTTTGCTACGAGACAATACATTTAATACGAGTATGAAAGATGAGCAAAGGACTTTTACATGCTTAAACATAGAAAAGTTAAGGGATGCGATATACGCAGAAGTAAAGAGTCAGTCGAATGATGGCAACGCTGAAATTCTAAACAAAAGTAATGCGATAAGGGACTTTATATTTATTTGTTTTTTATTAGGGAATGATTTTTTAGAACACATACCTAGCTTGATTATCAAAGAAAGTGGCGTGAATGTGTTATTGAAAAGTTATATGGATAGTTTAAGAGTATTCAAGAGTCCGTTGATATTGCCTCACAAACATTTGTCGGAGAGGATCAATTTGCCATTTTTGGTTGATTTGTTGCAAAGACTTGCCAAAGTAGAAGATTATTTCTTTAGGCACATTTATAACAAAAAAAGGCATGAATACAAGGATGTATATAATTTAGAAGAGATGGACGAAACGAAATTAAGTATTTTGAATGTGGATGTGATAAAGTTTAATGAACCAGGGTATAAGCAGAGGTATTATAATTTTAATGGGGTAGTTGATATTGATTTAATATGCAGAGATTACATAGAGGGATTATATTGGGTGACTGGATATTACGAGTTTCACAAAATGGTGAATTGGGCATGGTATTATCGACATGATGCATCTCCTTTTATATCGGATTTGTACAAGTATGTTAAAGGGGCGGCGGCTAGAGAGCTGCCAACTTTTATTGAGGAAAGTATTTTTCTAAGGAATACAGAGTGTGGGGTATTAAGCCAAAAACAACAATTATTGATGGTATTACCCAGAGAATCATTAAAACATATAATGGATGAGGACTCTAAATGCTTAGAGAGAATTTTTAGGACAACGGATAGTTATCATTTAGAGATGATGTTTCCGCAAAAGTTGAGTTTAAATATGATGAACAAGGAGTATATGTGGCAATCAAGAGTAATGTTTAGGGAATTTGATGACAAAGTATATTCGTTATTCTTGCAATATATTTAATGTAATTTTTTTTATTTTTTAAAGATATACAATAACAAAAATGAATCAACAACAAATTATTATTCTGGTAGTCCAAGTTCTTTTAATTGCAGGAGCATTGAATTGGGGTGCAGTTGCTTTTGATGGCACTGACTATGTCAAGCTTGTAACTGATTTTAGCGGAGTCGAGGATTTACACAGATATGTAAAGTTTATTGTAGCAGCTGCCGGTCTGTACTCTTTGTATCAAATGTATACACTATACGTATAAATAAAAAGTGATTTAAAGACCATTAATTTATAATTTATAGAAATTAACAAGTGCGTAAGAACTTGATAATTTATTCCTTTTATTAAACTAAACAAATGACAAAAGCAACACCTACTACTTCAGCAACTAGCACTGTAAAAGCAACGAAATCAACACGAGTAAAGAGAGTGGAACCAAAGGTAGAGCCGCCAGCGGTTGTGGAGCCAGTTGTAACCGATGCGCCAGCTGTGACAGAGTCTGTAGAGGAAACAAACATTGTAGAGGAAACAAACATTGTAGAGGAGGCAGAAGTTGAGACACTTCGAGTACGATTTGAACGACTGATTAAATCCAAGCAGGATCTTATGACTGATTTGAAGCGAGAGATTCAAGAGCTCAGGAAGATGCAGAGGGATCATGAGCATGCAGTAAAGGATGCATCAAAGAGAAGCAAGCGACGCAAGGTGGTGCGTGATGAGAACAATCCTCGTAAGCCATCCGGATTTGCATCTCCAGTAGTTGTGTCTGATGCGCTGTATGATTTTCTAGGACAATTTGGGGTTAAACAAGGACAGCCCATTGCAAGAACCGATGTAACTCGGTACATTACACAATACATCAAGGAGCATGATCTTCAGAACCCAAGTCATCGTCGTGAGATTATTCCCGATGCGACATTGAATAAGATTTTTGGCCCTCCAAGTGAGCTTCAAGATCCTGCCAACCCCCAATCACCTCTAGTGATTACATATTTGAAACTACAAAAGTATATTAGTCAGCATTTTCCAAAGAAAGAGACTGCATAAAAGCACAACAACCTAAAAATAAAGAAAATAATAGTTGCTTTAGATTACAATATTATTTTCTTGGTGAAATATATATACATCAAATTGATGATGCAAAGGACTTAAAATGGAGGGGATATGGGATGAGATGAGAAAGTTTTTACAACAAATTTTAGGAAATGGGGATTGAAGAATCATCCTGATAAAAATCCTACCATGGCAAGTGTGATGGCTCTTGTAAACAATTGTCGTAATAATGCGTTTGATGTGTTAAAGCGAGCTGACGAAACGACACCTCCACCTTTTGTGCAACCTGAATTCAAAAGCTATTCAGCAAAGCGCCGTTCAGTAAAGCGAAAGTTTTTAGTCAAGAAGCGTACTTCAGCAAAGCGCCGTTCAGCAAAGTGAAAGTCTTCTGCTAAGAAACAGTCAGCAAAGCGCCGTTCAGCAAAGCGAAAGTCTTCTGCTAAGAAACAGTCAGCAAAGCGTCGTTCAGCAAAGCGCCGTTCAGCAAAGCGAAAGTCTTCAGTCAAGAAGCGTACTTCAGCGAAGCGCCGTTCATCATAGCGAAAGTCTTTAGTCAAGAAGCGCCGTTCAGCGAAGCGCCGTTCAGCGAAGCGAAAGTATTAATTAAATTGATTAATTTAAATTTAAAAACAAACAATTTTACAAGGGAAGCATGAAAGGAAGGAAAGAAGGGCCATTGCGAGTTTTATTTTCAGGGTGGACATTAGTACCTCATAGTTATGCGTGTGTTAATTGTTTTCAAATTGTACATTTATATAAAAATTATAAGAAAGAGGTAGAAATATATATTGACGAGAGGCCATATTTTCAACCTCATTGGAATAATGCAAAAAAGTTGGTATACACAGAAGAGTACAACAAGATATTAAAGTCATTGAAGAGATGGAATGGAGAGGAGGTTGATATCATTTATAGCATAACATATCCATACAATATAATTGGAAGCAGTACAAAGAAATGTGTATTTTATACTGCAGAATTTTCCAATTTAGATTCCAATTATTTTATGTTGGACAAGGAAAGTTGCAATGGAATGACGGACGAGTTTCTTTCAGATTACGTCAACAATAGCAATCATAATCTGTGGTTTACGTCACCGAGCGAGTGGTCAAGTGAAGGGATGAGGAAATATAATGTTCCGGACAATCGAAACAGAGTTATCACTCATGGTGTGGACGCGAGTATATTTAAGCGAGATTTGACAAAAAGGGAAGAAGTTCGGGCATTTTACAAGGTCAAGGAGACCGATACGTTAATAATCAACATAGGGGCAATGACACAAAACAAGGGGATCATGATATTGTTGGAGGCATTAAACAGGATTGTAAACAAGTTAGGGAAAACAAACTTTAAATTATTATTAAAAGGCACTGGGGATTTGTACCAATCAAAGCAATTTTTGGAGTTGTATTTTGAGGATTTTCAAAAGCGAAACATTATGACAAATAAAGAAGTAGATATATTATTAGGGAATCACATTATATTTACTGACAAGACTCTTTCTTATGCAAAAATCAATGATTTGTATAATGCGGCTGATTTGTATGTATGTCCATATTTGGCAGAGGGTTTTGGGTTAGTTCCATTGGAGTGTTTAAGTAGTGGGTGCCAGGTGATTGTGCCGAGGACCGGCAGTACAAAGGAGTATATTGAGGACATATACAAGAATGGTGGAGATAAGTTTATTAGATATGTGAATTCTGAGGTGTTATTGTATCACAAAAATGCAAAACAGAATTTCATTAGTGTTGATGATGTTATGGAGGCAATACTAAAGCCATTAGGTGATTTTGACGAGGTAGCATATGAAGATATGAGGAAATTTATAGAAGAGTCGTATAGTTGGAACAAGGTTTCACAATTATTGTATGATTATTTGAAAACTATTGTCTCGAGTAATGATAAGGAAGTATGATTGAGAAGCTACTAGTTATAATATTGATAGGAGTAGGTTTATCTTTAATAATATACGATGTTATTGTTGGTTGCAAGTGTGAAAAACCTTTAAAAGAAGCCCCAAGAGGCTCCTCGTCAAAAGATGAGACATTATTGGACATTCAATTTGGGAGCGACAATAATCCGAGCGAGATATATCAGGATATGTTTACATTGGGGACACCATGGATTGGTGGTTATACTTTAGGTGACGGCAAGACAAGGACATTTACTAATGAGAGTAAAAGTCGTTAAGAACGTGACGAGAATTTATTATTTTTTTCTTCGGAGATGTAAAGGAAAAAACAAACGAGATGGAGACTGTATATTTGATGATGGATAGTTTGTGGAATGGATTTGGAGCAATCAATTACATTATAAGTGGTATTAGTAGTCAATTTTTACGAAATGTTCCTATAATAGAGAGAATGATATTAACGGATGGATTACTGAACGCGATGGTATTCAGCAAGGAATATTTGATACACAAGGTTTCCGAGAGGAAAATAGTCAAGGCAAGGTTGAATTTTGAGTCAGGGTCTTTAAGTCAAAAAGAGATTGTTGAAAAGTGCGGTGGATTGTACACTTTGCCGGTTCTTGATAGATATTTAGTATATTTTGTGATGGTGATGTCAAGCAAGATGTTGTTTACAGTAAGTCAGATTGTTTGGAAAGATTGTTTGAGCAATGAGAGAGTTTTTGATATTTGTTTAATGTGTTTTACAATTCCGTATATACAAAACATGATTATGCGAGTATCTATATTAGACAAACTACAGCGGAAATTTCAGATTCGAAAGCAAGTTTTTGGTAAATATTTTATATCAAAGCTGATTGTGAAGTGGGTGGGGAGGTTGGATGAAAGTATAGATGAAATAAAAAACTATCACATTTTTGTACTGTATAAACATGTTACTATTCGATATTTTGTAGAGTGTATCAAATCATACTGTTTTATAAGTTTTTTACATTTTTTAAGGAACAATGAAAGCACATATTATTATTACAAGGCAATAAAGTTTTCTTATTATTATAATTCTGGATATTTGTTTAACATAATGAGTCGTGACGATGCCGTGAGGGTAATGAACATTGTAATTCATGAGAAAAAGTGGAAAGACATATATAGAGTGGATATAGTAAATGCTATTTACAGCTTGGTAAACGAAAACAGTCGTGGCATATTTGAGATAGTGATGTTGAATATTTACATGTACAAGTTTTTTGCATTATGGAGCGGAATATGTTTATTAAAATTGTTAGACAAAACATCATTTATCAACATATCATTATACATTATGATGATGTGTATTGTATGGAGTAAGTCAAATCGGCGACTAAAACATTATTCTATATTGGCACTTGTATATGCATTAATACTATTAAATGCAAATGATATAATAATAAGTTTACTGGTATTTTTCAATGGAATGTTGTATTATATAATTGAGGAAATATACTTTTTCACAGGTAATTATGATGATATTTTAAAGATAGTGAATTACAACGACCACAAGAGTAACAACGACCACAAGAGTAACAACGACCACAAGAGTAACAACGACCACAAGAGTAACAACGACCACAACGACAATGACAGTTTTCGTGACAACTTTAAGAAACGGAACTGATAATTTTTATTTTTTTCAAGTCCTATATTAAAATTAAAAATAGATTTTAATATATATGTTTGAGGAACATTTTAATGAATTGATATCAAAGGATTGGTCAATGGAAGACAAGGCAATGATAGAGAGAGTATGTAAATCTTTGATATATTACAGAAAATTAATTCCCACAACATTAAAAAACGACATTGTTTATGCTTTAGAAATGTGTAACAGGCTAAAAGCCCGAATGGAAGAAATGGAGAAACAATTGGGGTGTAAATTAAAAGACCAAGAAGAGTGGGAGCACGTTGTAGACACCGAAAAAGTTGTAGACACCGAAAAAGTTGTAGACGACACTGAAAAAGACGTATATACCGAAAAAGTTGTAGATACTGAAAAAGTCGTAGACAATGAAGAAATAAAAGTTGCAAATATAAATGCAATTTAATATCAAAATTAACGCATTTTTGCGTTCAAATTATTATTTTTTTAAATTTAAACGCGATTTCACGTTTATTTTTTCTTGGCATAGAGTATAAAAAAAGATGGCGACGTTATATTATAATCAGTCTATTGTAATTTTAGACTCCACTCAAGCGAATGCAACATCAGGATCTCTTGTTTTATATGGTGGCTTGTCTGCTGTTGGAAATGTTAATTTTTCAGGAATAACAAATATTGTGAATAGTACTGCAAGTTCAAGTTCTGCTACTGGAGCTTTAGTAGTCACCGGGGGTGTGGGCATTGGTAATAATTTGCATGTTGCTGGCAATGCTGTCATTAGCGGTTCTTTAACTGCAGGTTCATTTGCAGTAACAAATTTGAATGCATCTAATATTACAGTTGGCAGTTTACTTGGGACCGATTCAACATTGGCCAATTTAATAAATACCAATATGACTTCTACAAATGCGTTTATTTCACATTTAGTGTCAACCAACATGACAAGCACAAATCTTCTTAACACGAACTTGAGTGCAAGCAACTTTGACATGTCTATCGGTACTATTGGTACACTCCGTGTCACTGGTGCTTCTCATTTTGCATCAAGTGTTGTTGTTGATGGACCAGAGCTTCGAATTCCCACTGGAGACACAGCCGCACGACCAACTTATGCAACGGCAGGTCATATTCGATACAATACTCAAACAAGCCAATTTGAAGGTTATGGTCCAGGAAATGCTTGGGGATCCCTTGGCGGTGTTGTTGATATTGCCCAGACAACCAAAATTCTAGCATCTGCCGATCCAAGTACTACAGATGGTAATTTGTACTTTTACACCGTGAACAATGAAAGAATGCGTATTAACAGTTCTGGAAACATTGGTATCAACACATCTTCTCCTGGATACACACTTGATGTTATTGGAACATTTGGAGTTTCAACTGGATTGACTGCAGGAAGTGTCAATGCCACTGGCGCATCCTTTTTCCATGTTGGTTTAACCGCTGGATCCTTGAATGTGACTGGAGGTGCTTTAATCAATAATGCTAGCGTGACAAACAGTTCTATTACAAACATTGTCAATACAAACATGACCTCTGGAACCATCACAAACACAAACTTGAATACGGTTCAACAAACTGTTACAAACATTAGTACATCCACTCTTATTGCTTCCATTGGAGTATCCGCCGCAACTGCTTTAATAACTGATCAAGTGTCAACCAACATTAGTACTGGAACTCTTCAAGCAAGTACCGGAGCAACTATTGCAAATGCATACATTGCAAATGCCAATATTCATACTTCTGCAAGTATTGCAAATGTAATTGTTACTAACCAAACAAGCACTCACTTGATTAATACAAATCTCAGTTCTGGCACTGCTACATTAACAAACGCTGTTGTTACAAATGAGACAAGCACTAATCTGTTAAATACAAACTTGACATCTACCAATGCTATTGTTAGTCATTTATTAAATACAAATCTTACTTCTACAAATGCTATTGTTAGCCATCTCCTTAACACAAATTTTACTGGAACCAATGCCATTATTACTAATGAGACAACTTCCAACTTGGTCAACACACAACTCAGCTCTGGAACTGCCACCATCACCCATGCTGTTGTGACGAATGAGACCTCAACCAACTTGCTCAATACCAACTTTTCATCTTCAAATGCAGTTGTGAGCCATCTCCTGAACACCAACTTTACTGGAACTAATGCCATTATTACGAATGCATCTGTGACTAATGAGACAACTTCCAACTTGGTCAACACGCAACTCAGCTCTGGAACTGCCACCATCACCAATGCTATCGTTACCAATGAGACTTCAACCAACTTGCTCAACACCAACTTTTCATCTTCAAATGCAGTTGTGAGCCATCTCCTGAACACCAACTTTACTGGAACTAATGCCATTATTACGAATGCATCTGTGACTAATGAGACTACTTCCAACTTGGTCAACACTCAGCTCAGCTCTGGAACTGCAACTATCACCAATGCTATCGTTACCAATGAGACTTCAACCAACTTGCTCAACACCAACTTTTCATCTTCAAATGCAGTTGTGAGCCATCTCCTTAACACCAACTTTACTGGAACTAATGCCATTATCACAAACATTTCAAACACAAATGCGACACAGACAAATATTGTAAACAGCAATTTGTCTTCTGGGGCTGCTGTCATTACTAACCAATCATCTACAAACATTTCAACTGCAACCCTTAATGCTTCTACTGGCATGACTTCTGGTCTTTTGAGAGTCACTGGCGTGTCTACTTTGCTTGGTAACACTCAAGTTGATGGAGTTGCTTCTGTTACTAATAGTACTGAAAGTGCAAGTTCAAGCACCGGTGCATTGGTAGTTGTTGGTGGTGCAGGAATTGGCGGAAATTTGAATGTTAAAGGAACTGCAACAATTGACGGCGACTTTATCGTAAAGGGTACCACCACAACCATTAATACCGAAGTAACAACTCTTGAAGATAATTTGTTTGTTGTCAACAGCGGACCTGCAGGTCTTGCTGACGGTGGTATGCTTATTAAGAGATTTGTTGATGGCACAACTGGAAGTGCTAATTATGCAGGTGCTTTCTACAAGGAATCAACAGATGAATTTACATTTGCTCTTACAGGAACAGATCCAGGATTCAGCCCTGTAAACATTGATACTTATTTGCCCATTCGTGCCGATTACATCGGATTAAATAGCACAGTAGATGCCACTGGTGTTGGTACTGGTGGTGGTCTTACTTTATTGGGTGGTGCTGCTATTTCAAAGAGACTCTTTGTTGGAACTGATGCTATTATTGCCGGTTCCCTTACTGCAGGCTCATTTGCTGTCACAAACTTGAACGCTTCCACTATTACTGTTGGTACTCTTCTTGGAACGAATGCCATCATTACAAACGAGACAACTTCCAATTTGGTCAACACTCAGCTCAGCTCTGGAACTGCAACCATTACAAATGCTATTGTGACCAATGAGACTTCAACCAACTTGCTCAACACCAACTTTTCATCTTCAAATGCAGTTGTGAGCCATCTCCTTAATACCAACTTTACTGGAACTAATGCCATTATTACGAATGCATTTGTGACTAATGAGACAACTTCCAACTTGCTCAACACGCAACTCAGCTCTGGAACTGCCACCATTACCAATGCTATTGTTACCAATGAGACAACTTCCAACTTGCTCAACACGCAACTCAGCTCTGGAACTGCCACCATTACCAATGCTATTGTGACCAATGAGACTTCAACCAACTTGCTCAATACCAACTTTTCATCTTCAAATGCAGTTGTGAGCCATCTCCTTAATACCAACTTTACTGGAACTAATGCCATTATTACGAATGCATCTGTGACTAATGAGACAACTTCCAACTTGCTCAACACGCAACTCAGCTCTGGAACTGCCACCATCACCAATGCTATCGTTACCAATGAGACTTCAACCAACTTGCTCAACACCAACTTTTCATCTTCAAATGCAGTTGTGAGCCATCTCC